TTTTACCATGCAATCTTTATCACAAAATGTATACGACGAGGTGTTACAAGTTTGGATAGGTAACACTGACCATGACGATTTCAATGTAGGTTGTGAACTATTCGAGCAAAGTTACATTGATTCGTTGTTAACTAGTGGGGACAATTAATATGAAACTTAATATGAAACCAAATTGGAATCAACCTCAAGGGGTTAAACTTAAGGCAAGACAATTTGAGGACATAAAAGATATTTTTGCCGAGTGGGTTGCATATGATAGATGTAAAGATGTTTACAAATCTGCGAAGTTAGATTTATACACTTGGGTACGTAATCGTCTCGACTATATGATATTAGGCGACGTATTAGAAACAATTGAATTAGCAAAAGACGAAGGGTTAGTAATACAAATCATGCGTGAAAGTAATATTCATGACGACATAATCAGGATATTTACATTCAACAATTACCCATCATCTTCGTACGGTGATTTACATCCACACATGTTTTTTGGGAGAGGTTAACTAACAATGAAGCGTGTACACCCTCAAATATTATCAGTTCACAAATTTAACGGTGTTAGTTATAACATCAGGCCACTTACTTTCACCCCTTATAGTAGAAAGAATTGGAAAGGATTACGTCAAAAGATTTATACTTTCTTTGATGAAATTGAGTCCGATTTCAGACTACTTCACAAACCCTATTCTATGGAGGTTAATTAACAATGAAAAAACTTAATTCTATTCAAAGAGATGAACTAATTGAACAATATTCTGAGATAGTTGTTGATAGTATGGACATGCAAGATTTGATCCAATATGCACAAGAACAGTTAGAAACTTACCTTGATAAGTTATCAGATAGTGAGTTAAAAGAGGAAATTGATAATAGAGATGATAAACTATTTGATGAGTTAGTTGATAACATTACCAGTACAGATCCAGTCGTATATAACACAAATGGAGGCAAATACTAATGGCAAACTATCAACAATGGTCACAAACTTACTTCACTGATTTAACATCAGTAGAACACAACATTAACAACAATTGGTTCGCAAGTATGCTCTCTATGTTAAAAGATGATGGAGTGTTATTTGTGCCAGTTCTTAACAAACAGTTCAACAAATTAGGGGAGGAATTATGAACACTACACAACAATCTTTATACACTAAGTTTAAAGAATGGTTGAACGATTGTCCAACACAAATAGAAGATTATCAGGACAATCTTAACCATGTAATTATTAGATTTGATTTACCAATTTCGGAGGAATTATGAAACTTAAGAACGTTAATCGTTACACCAGAGCAGGTAGAAACGGTAAGGAGATTACATGCCCTAAGTGTAATCATACTGCAACAGTTTATCATTTTGCGTGGAGTGCCGCAGGATGTTTAGGTTGTAGAGAATACATTAACAAAGAAGATTTCTTAGTTAAAGTATAACAATCACTCCGTAATATTCCGAGGCGAGCGATTTTTTTCTTTCCGAGATACGCAGGCCTCGTTATAAACAATGTTCACCCTAATCCTTCAAACAAAATGTCAACAACCCCACAACAATTGAGAGAAGAAGCAATCAACATCCTTGAGACAATCGAGGATACTGTTTCATACTTATGTGATGAAAATCTCTTGTCTGGTGAGAAAGTTTGGTGTATGATTCATGCACTAAGTGAATCTAAAATGGAGGAATTTCCATTAGATCCTGACTACGAACTTGACTAATCTGTGAGAATAAATTATAATAAACCTAACGTAATTTGTGCCACTATGTATGAACCAGAAGTTAACGATTACGTCATTTGGAAAAGACCGAACACAGACATAATTGACGAGGGTTGGGTATATTTTAAAGGAGAGAAATTAGAGGATAAAAAAGGATTTAAACCGCACACGAGATACTTAACAATAGAGGTTGCAATTAGGGAAAAACCAGTATGTAAAACCTCAGACAAATTTAGACAGAAACATAATACTTTAAAGCACAAATATATCCATACATTATTGTTATGTAACGATGCTAATTGGAGCGAACTAAAGTATGTCAAATCAAGACCAAATCCTTACTCAACTGAATATTTTCGACGGACAATCTGAAGGCCTAATTAACAACAATCCAACACAAGATTGGGACGGGTTAATTTATACTTTCTGTTATACGAGTAAGGATAACATAGTGAATGGATTTTACCAGACATATTGTATAGATTCTTGGGGCAAATTAAACACACTAATGTTAATGAATTTGTTCAAGGATTACGACTACAATATAACAGTTAGAAAGCATGAATTGCCCCCTAGTTAGTAACAACAACTCAGGGGGTATTTCTGTGGAAAAAGTATTACTTTCTGTGGAAAACTAGTGGATTATGTGTTAAAAACGTTTAATTAAATGTAAATTGATTGTTTATACTTAGTAGAATATTGTCTTCAGAAAGTGTTATAAATACCCTGCTAATCGTGCTGAGGTTTAGTGATCTTAGCGAGCATAACATAGAAGAGAGTTCTTGTCAAGTACTCGCTACACGGTTTGTAACATATAAGGGGTTGCAATTAGCAGTCTTATAAGTTATAATTAGTATAGGACAATCACTCGAAGGTTATGTACACTAACCCTGCTGATGATTTACAGCATATTCGTGTTACTTTAGACTTTGAAATTGATGGGAATTCTTTTCATCCAAATCAGATAGATTACCATGCCTTATTTGATATAAATGAGGACAAAGAGAAACTATCAGTTACCGTCGAGAATTTGTCAGTTGATATTGACACTTTATGGGAGCAATCTTATGGCCTGATTAACAACAACTGATATGGACAGTTCTTAACATTTAGATTGACAGATTGGCAGTCTTATGTTATAATCAGTACGGACAGTATTTCGGCGTTCGTTGATAACGGGGCGTGTCCCGATGCGTTATAAAAAAAGTACCTAACGCTAACCTACAAAAGTCTGCTTTTAGCATATAAATTTTTTCAAAAAATTTTTCTATATAAAAAACCCCGCCAAGATTTTTTTCATGTATAGATTTTTCCGCCCTTGGGGTTTTTACGAAGATCATTTTCAAGAAGATGGTTATAAGTTAAAGAGATTAGTTGTTGAACCTAATAGTAAGTTATCTCTACAGTATCATTATAAGAGGTGCGAGCATTGGGTATGTGTCAAAGGGTATGGTAAGATTATACTTGGCGAAGATACTCTAAAAGCCTATCCTGGTAAATACTTCTACATTCCCACTAAGGTGAATCATCGTATCATGGCAGGAGACGACGGTCTTACCATTATCGAGGTTCAAGTAGGTGATGAATGTATAGAAGAAGACATTGTGAGGATTGAAGATGACTATGACAGAGTTTAGTTACCACATATATGCTAAAGGAGAAGTCCTCTTTCACAATCTAAGTGAAGAGGACTTTAATGTTAGGTGGAGTATGTTGAACAGTATGTGTGGACCTAGTACACCTCTAGGAAAAGTAGCAGACTTAAGTTTTGAGAGAGTCTTATCTTTACCTTCAGGAGACGATAGTTACTAATGACTCTTAAAGATCATATGGCTCCTAAGAGACATTGGAAGAAAGAAGATTGGTTAAAACATGCACATGTAATGGTACATTCTCCTTGGATTGATGATAGTGAAAGAGAATATTGGAGTGATAAAATAAAAGAACTTAGTTGACAAATCATATACATAGCGTGTATAATGAATGTGATGAGTTAATTATTCATGGCAAAAGGATTTACCGTAAAAGCATCTGCTCCTAAGAAAAAAGAAGCAGAGTGGGATATAGATGCTATAAAAGCCAGAATGAAGGGTAAAAAGATTGTCTTCTGTCTACCAGGCAGAGGATGTTCTTTTGTGTTCTTAAAGAACTTCGTTCAACTTTGCTTCGACATGGTTCAGAATGGAATGAGTATCCAGATTAGTCAGGATTATTCATCTATGGTTAACTTTGCACGTTGTAAAGTATTAGGTGCAAATGTATTACGTGGTCCTGATCAAAAACCTTGGGATGGTAAGTTAGAGTATGATTATCAGTTGTGGATTGATTCAGACATCGTATTTACATCAGAGAAGTTTTGGCAGTTATGTGATCTTGCCGTTCCTGCTGAAGGTGACGAAAAGCGTATCACTGCTGGATGGTATGCGACTGAAGATGGTAAGACTACTTCTGTTGCACATTGGTTAGAAGAAGACGACTTCCGTAAGAATGGTGGAGTCATGAATCATGAAACCGTAGAGACTATTTCAAAGCGTAAGAAACCTTTCACCGTAGACTACACTGGTTTTGGTTGGGTTATGATTAAGAATGGTGTCTTTGAAGATGAGAACATGAAGTATCCTTGGTTTGCTCCTAAGATGCAAGTGTTTGAAAGTGGTGCGGTTCAAGACATGTGTGGAGAGGACGTTAGTTTCTGTTTAGATGCTATTGAAGCCGACTATGAGATTTGGTGCGATCCTCGGATACGTGTTGGACATGAAAAAACAAGGGTACTATAAGTTATGGCAAAATCAAAAGGAGTACTCGGTAACGAGACCGTAGAGGCAAGACCCAAAAAAACTCGACAAGGAAGAGGCAAGCACACCAAATATGCGGCCTCGTCTCGGAACAAAGCACCTAAGAGGTATAGGGGTCAAGGATGATAGACTATGATTTAATTAATGAGAAACTTAAAAGCGGATTAACACTCCGCTTTGACGTAGGTCTCTCTTTTAATATGCCCAATGCCACCCAATGGTTACGTAATGACCCAAACGTCTATGTTATTGGAATCGAACCACATCCTAATAACTTTAAATCTTGTTGCTCGCACTTGGAGACTCTCGATGCGGGGGATAGATGTTACCTTATTGAAGCTGCTATTTCTGATGTCGATCAATCCAGAGACAAAGATTTCTACGGACTTAGTGGAGATCCTGGCACTAGTTCTCTTTGTAGACCAATTGGAAGATTTGAAAACCTCGTTGACAGGGTATATACCGTCGAGACAGTTAGTTTAGCATCAATATTAGATAATTTAAATTACACAAAGGTAGATGTACTCAAAACTGACACACAAGGTAACGATTTAAAGGTACTTAAGAGTGCTGGAGACCATTTAAAGAACGTAGATTTCATATATGCGGAGTATGATGAGTCAGAAGACTATGAGAATGCTAACACAGGTGAAGAATTAGACAAATTCCTAGAAGAAAATGGTTTTGAATGCTATGATAGGATCTATGTTGCGGAAAGAAACGGTAAATTAGTTGATTGCGAATATAGAAATGTAAATAGTACGTCAGATAAGACAGGTCCACGTTGGAATTCTAACTAAAATGGAAGCTCAAAACGATTTTTTAGACAATTTAGCAGCTCATCAACACGAAAAGATGCTAAGAGAGATATGGGAAGATGATTTGACACCTAGAAAAAGAAGAAAAACTGATGGAGAACTGTTTGAAAGAGCAATAATTCAGAACTTAGAGGATGAAGATCCTTATGCACAAGACGGAGAACTGTTTAATCCTAATAAACACGCTAAATAATAAAAAATATTAGCGTATAAATGCCTGTCCAACGAGTCTCACGTACTTTTAAGGACATTTCTCTGTCTTTTACACCTCATCCTGTTACTAGGGACGTAATTCCCTTGAAGAATGAGAATGCAATAGCTCGCTCTGTCAAGAATTTAGTACTTACACACCTTCAAGAACGTCCTTTCAATCCAATATTGGGTTCAAGGTTAGGTGAAAGTCTATTTGAACTGATGGATACCTCGTCGGCATCGCTTATAAGTGAAGAAATCACTGAAACCATTGATAATTTTGAGCCAAGAGTTAAATTAAGGAATGTAGAAGTCATTCCTTACTATGATTCTAACGCATTTGATGTGACAATTGTTTATGATATTGTTGGGATTGATGCTCAACCTCAATCACTCAACTTTCTATTAGAATCATTTAGATAAATGCCATTAACTCAGTTTACAAATTTAGATTTTGACCAAATAAAGACTCAAATTAAGGATTATTTGAGGGCAAATTCTAATTTTACCGATTTTGACTTTGAAGGATCGAATATGTCGGTCCTAATAGACACTCTTGCGTATAATTCTTACATTACTGCGTATAATAGCAACATGGTTGCTAATGAAGTCTTCATTGACAGTGCAACTTTAAGAGAAAACGTTGCTTCTTTAGCTCGTAACGTCGGATATACACCTAGATCGAAGCAAGCAGCATGTGCAAAGGTAAGTTTCTTCGTAGATACGTCTGGATATTCAGTTCAACCTCTAACTTTAACACTAAAAGCAGGAGTTGTAGCTGTTTCTAACACTTTTGCAAGTGAAAATTACAGTTTTGCAATAATGGATGATATAACAGTACCTGTTGTTGACAATATTGCAACTTTTACTGATGTTGAAATCAAAGAAGGGTCATATTTAACTAAAACTTTCACATATAGGGAGACTGGAGACAATGTTCCTACTGAAAAGTTCATTTTACCCAATCAAGGAGTCGATACTTCGACAATTAAGGTAAGTGTATCACCAAATAACACTGCAACTAACCTAAAAACGATTTATAAGTTAACTAATAACATTATTGACGTTACAAACAACTCTTTGATCTTCCTATTGCAAGAAGTTGCTGATGAAAAGTATGAAATACTCTTTGGAGATGGTAAGTTTGGAAAAAAACTTGAAGATTCAAATTTTGTAACTGTAAATTACATTTCTACTAGTGGTGAAGAGGCAAATGGCGTAAATTCGTTTACATTTACTGGAATTATACAAGATAATTCAGGAGTTACGATAACTGATGGAATTTCTTTACTTACAACAACATTAAAAGCAGAAAACGGAGCTACAATTGAGTCAATTCAGTCAATTAAGAAATTTGCACCTTTAGTTTACTCTGCTCAGAACCGTGCAGTGACTGCAGATGATTATAAAGCGATTGTTACCAAAATATATGCTAATACAGAGTCAGTTTCTGTTTATGGAGGTGAGGATACAAGTCCTCCACAATATGGTAGAGTCTTTATTAGTATAAAACCAAAAAATGGTAAATATTTGTCTCAAATTGAAAAAATTGAACTTAAGAACAAATTAAAGCGTTATACAGTTGCTGGAATCCTTCCAAATATAATAGATCTTAAATATCTCTTTGTTGAGATGGATAGTAGTGTATACTACAATGCTAATGCTACAAATAGCGTAAATGCTCTTAAAACAGAGGTTATTAGCACTTTAGATACTTATGCTAGGTCAAGTGAATTAAACACCTTTGGAGCACGATTTAAGTTCTCTAAAGCATTGAACTTAATTGATAAAACTGACAGTGCTATTACTTCTAATATCACTAGAATCTCTATGAGAAGAGATTTAAGGCCTGCTTTATCAGATCTAGCAACATATGAACTTTGTTATGGTAATGCTTTCAATGTTAATTCATTAAATGGTTATAATATCAAATCTTCTGGATTTACCGTAAGTGGTATAAGTGGAACGGTTTATCTTTCTGATATTCCTAATGCAGACAGAAAGAGTGGAAGAGTAATTCTATTCAAATTACTTGCTTCTAATCAAGTTGCTATTATTAGAAATAATATTGGAACAATAGATTATGTCAAAGGTGAGATATTACTTAATGCATTGATGATTACATCTACTGTATTAAGCACTGATCAACCACTGGTACAAATCAGTGGTACACCTAAGTCTTATGATGTTATTGGATTACAGGATCTTTATTTGCAACTAGATAATAGTAACAGTTTAGTTACTATGGTTTCTGATACTATTTCTTCTGGTGCTGACGTATCTGGATCTAACTATATTGTTAGTTCTAGTTTCCCTAACGGAAGAGATGATCGTGAATCTCCTTTAGTAAGAGGAGTTCCAACTTATTCAACTATAACTGATACTGAAGCATCTACTGTACAAGAAGTCGATACTTCTTATGCAACAACTTATACAACATCTACAACATTTAGTTCTACTGAAGTAACAGCTAACACATCATCGTCAAGCGGCGGATACTCATACTAATGATAGAAACAAGAGCAAAAACTTATTCGGTAGTCTCTAACCAGATTCCTGAGCAAATTAGATCTGAGTCTCCATTGTTTGGAGAATTTTTAGAACAATATTATAAATCACAAGAGGCTCAAGGAGCACCTATTGATCTTGCTGAGAACTTAGATCAATATATTAAGAATGATTCTTTCCGTCAACAAGACCTTGTTACATCTACTAATTTAGATGGAGCAATAACTGCGTTTGATACTACTATTGCAGTTAACTCTACAGTTGGATTTCCTGATCGCTATGGATATTTAAAAATTGATAATGAAATAATAACTTATACTAGTAAAGATAAAAGACAATTTTTTGATTGTAAACGTGCTTTTAGTGCAATTACATCATTGTTCAATAGTGATGAGAGTGATAGACTTACATTTACTACATCAGCCTCTGCAGCACATGTTGATGATAGTGTAGTAACTAATTTAAGTAATCTTTTTCTTGTAGAGTTTTTTAGAAAATATAAGGAACTATATGTTCCTGGTCTACAGGATAGATCTTTTGTTACTGGACTTGATCAATCTCTTTTTGCAAAACAAGCTAAAGACCTTTATACAACAAAAGGAACTGATGATTCTTTTGAAATTTTGTTCCGTGCTCTTTATGGATCAAAAGCAACTATTGTAAAACCATATGAAAATACGATTAAACCTTCTGATGCAGATTATAGAATCACAGAAGATTTAGTTGTAGTTTCTCTATCAGGAGATCCTTATAAACTTATTGGACAAACATTATATCAGGATGCTGTTGCTGGTGTTCTTAACTATTCATACGGTTCTATTGCTAATGTAATTTCATATAATAGAGAAGGTAATAAATTTTATCAAATAAGTTTGGATGCTGGTTCTGACAAAGATATCAGTGAGTCTGGTTCTATCTACGGTAAATTTAGTGTTACTCCTACCACTAGAACTGTAACTGATGAAATTGCCGATGTAAATACAATCTATGTTGACTCTACTATTGGATTCCCATCTTCAGGAACTCTAGTAATAGATTCAAAAGAAATTACTTATACAAGTATCACCACTACTCAGTTTTTAGGACTTTCTGGTAATACTTCTACTATTAGTAAAGATTCTCTTGTTAGATTAAAATCTAGCATCTATGGATTTGATGATGATGGAAATAAGATAACTGTTAGAATTACAGGTGTTGTATCTGATTTTGTTATACCTGGTCCAAGTAATCAAATGGTTACTGGAGATTCTATTGATGTGCAGAATCTTGGTATTTTAGAAGATACAAATAAAACATTTACGGAATGGATTTATAATGTTCCTAATATTTTTAATATAGAGACTGTTGAAGATATTGGTAACGGTAATATTAAAATTACATGTCCAGAAGTTCATCTTTTATACATTGGTGATAAGATTACACTTATTGATCAATTTAATTCTGCAGAAAGTAGTGCTGCAGTCGTAGATGTACCATCTAATAAAATTGCTATTCTTAGTGGTGTTGGATTTGTTGATTTAACACATACATTCAAAGCTAGAAATGAATTAATCAGAGCTGAGGTTCTTCCTGCAGTTAAGCAACCAACTTATAAGTTTAGTGCAAATGTTAGTAATGCATATGATTTAAATGTAGTTGGTATTGTTAGTGGAGTTCCTTATGCAGGCCCATATCATGAGCATAAAGGTAGAAAGATGGTTGGAGCAAACCATGTTGCTGCTCGACACGATTTCATAGAGGGTAAACCAGAACATCAGACTTATGTAACTTCAGCATCTATTCCATTTTATGCAAATCAACAACTTAATGCTGACCTAAGAGGTATTTCAGTAAAAATTGCTGCTAACTTCTCTGGTGAAACAATATCTACATCAAGAAGTCATGACTTTATTACTGGTGATGAGGTTTATTATGTTCCAGGTACTACAACAACATCTGCTTTGATTGATGGAGTTGTTTCTACTTCTACAACAACTTTACCAATATCTCCTCTAACTGAAGGATCTTACTTTGCATTTAAAGTTGATGATCAATCATTTAAATTAGCATATTCTCGTGCAAATATTGATGCTGGTAAATTTATTGATTTATCTGGTAACAGTGCTGGTATCACTACACATGAATTCGCAAGTAGACTACAAGATAAAGCAATTGATTCACAAAGATTGGTAAGAAGGTTCTCTGAACCTGTATTTGATTCTTCTGGAGAAGAGTTTACAACAATTCCTGGTGAAAAAACAGGTATGTTTGTAAATGGTGTTGAACTTGCAAATTATAAGTCAAGGGATGCCATTTACTATGGAGAATTGGAAGCAATTAATGTTTTGAATGGTGGATCTGGACATGATGTTATAAATCCACCAGAATTGCTTATTACCGATAATGCTGGTGTTGGTGCTACTGGTCATGTCAACGTAAAAGGTTCTTTTGAGAGAATAGATGTAAAATATGCAGGATTTGATTACTTAGAGCAACCACAAATTACCATTACTGGTGGTAATGGTTCTGGTGCTAAAGCAGAAGCTAAGATGAAGCAGGGAACACACTTTGCTTCACTCGATGTAGAAGTTGGTATCAATACAAGTGATAATATAATAGGTTTTACCACATTCCATTTGTTTAATGGTGGTGAGAGAGTATTCTACCGTCAGAACAATGGTACGGCTGTTGGAACAGGTACAACAACTTTGGGTGATGGATCAATCTACTTTGTAGGTCTGTCTAGCAATACTGCTATTACATTACATTCACATTTTGATGATGCAATTGCAGGTATTAATACTGTAGACCTATCTGACAAAGGATCAGGTACTCAAAAGTTTGAGAGTGTTCAAAAGAAGAATGTTGTTGACAAAATCTTTATAACCAATCCAGGAACTGGATATGAGAACAAAAAAAGAAGTGTTATTGTTACAGGAATTAATACTGCAACTAACTCAATTAATATTGAAGATCATGGATATGAAAATGGAGAAATTCTAACTTACGAAACTACAGGAACTGCAATTAGTGGTTTGGTAACTACAGCACAATATCAAGCCATTGTTGTTGATAAAGATAACTTTAGAGTTGCTCTTGCTGGTGTTGGTGGTACTTTAACAGAAGCATATGACAATGGAACTTATGTTAGATTTACTGGAGTTGGAGTTGGAACTCACATCTTTAACTATCAACCAATATCTGTTTCCATAAGTGGAGAACTTGGTATTTCATCTTCTCTAGGTGATTATAATGCAACTATGATCCCTGTTGTAAGAGGATCTGTTACTTCCATTGATCTAACTCAGAATGGAACTGGATATGGTAACTCTGCGATTGTAAGTTATAATAGAACACCAAATATTGATTTTCTTGCTGGATCTGGTGCTGAACTTAGACCAGTTGTACAAGATGGTAAAATTGATCAGGTAATCGTTACTAGAGGGGGTACAGGATATAATGCTCCTCCAGAAATTATTACATCTGGTATTGGTACTTATGCCACTCTAACTCCAGTCATAGAGGACGGTGTAATCACCTCTGTGACCGTTGTAAGTGGTGGTGTTGGATTTGTTACTGATAGATCTTTCCTAAGCGTAGAGACTGCTGTAGACGCTGCTGGTAGAGCACCTGTTATTGAACCAAAGGTCAAAGCATGGGAACTCGATAATGTAAAACGATATAAGTCTCTTATAAAACTTGATGATGGTTTTATGGAGCCTAGCACTGCGACATTTGGATCTCAGTTTACTCATTTATATGCTCCTAGAAAACTAAGAGAAATGCTTCCTTCTCTTAAGTTAAATGGTTTGAAAGATTATGGTACATATGATTTGGAATATGAAAACGCAGAGGAAGTGTCTTCTAACCACTCACCAATACTAGGATTTGCATATGATGGTAACCCCATCTATGGTCCTTATGGATTTGCTAATATTGATGGTGGTGCCATTAGAAGAATGGTTCCTGGTTATGAATTAAATGCTACTAGACAACTTGGTCCTAGTGTTGGTGATTGGGAATTAGGTTCATTCACTAATGATTATACATTTACCAATAAAGGTGATCTAGACAAGTATAATGGTCGTTTCTGTAAGACTCCTGATTATCCAGAGGGTACTTACGCATACTTTGCAACTATTGATAGTTCTTCTCAACAGGACGCTACTTTCGATAAGTATTTTACTCCAGTATTCCCATATGCTGTTGGTGAAGCATTTAAGTCTAAACCAGATCCATTCAACTTTAGTCCAGATTCAATTACAACAAAAATTGACTTAGATAAGGGTGGTTATGTAAGAAACATCTATCCATACAAACTCTCGTTCAATGCTAGTGATTATGAATATGTAAAACGTCCAGATAAAAATATTGATGATTTTGCTTCCATAGTTTTTGCAGCCACAGGAGGCATAGAGACTGTTAATATTGAAAATGGTGGAGTTGATTATAAAGTTGGCGACCAGATAGTATTTGACAATAGAGAAACTGGTGGATCTACTGCATCGTCAAAAGTAACTAAAATTGGTGGAAAGAAATTAGTTAAAATAACTTCTTCTACCACTAGAAAAGAAAATGTTACTTTTGAAGTGCTCACTGATAAGAAAACAATTGTTGCTAGAACACCTGAACCTCATAACTTCAAAAATGGTGACTTTGTTAGTGTTTCTGGAATATCATCTCAATCTATACTTAATATAGATGGTGTTTACAATATTGGTGTTAACACATCAATGTTTAAGTTGTCCACTGGTATTGGTAACACAGGAGCCACTGGTATAGTTACCTTTATTTCAATTAATGGTGATCCTTCCGTTTTAAAACCAGATGATGTTATTGGTATATCTACAGAACAATTATATGTTGTAAATGTTGATGAATTCAATTCTAGAATTAGAGTAATAAGAGAATATGACGGAACAGTAGGAACTGCATATACTCAAGGATCAATCATTGAAGAAAAACCACGTGCTCTTACTATTAATGTTGGTGTTAATACAGATAAGGAAATAAAACTTCAGAAGAGCACTTATTTTGATCCATCAGAAGTTGTAGGATTAGGAACTACTGCGGGGGTTGGTATTAACAGTATTATATCTGTAAGTGCTCCTGGTTTAGCAGTTGGTGTTGGTACTTCTGTTGCTATTCCAACAAGATCAATTTTCATTCCAAATCATAATTTTACAACTGGAGATTCTTTAACTTATTCTGCTGGTGGTGGGACAGTTGTATCAGTGTCCACTGATGGTATTAATAACTTTAATCTTCCAACTCAAGTATATTCAATAAATCTAGGACGGAATACAATTGGTCTAACAACAATGCCAGTTGGAATGGGATCTGAGGGTGTTTTTGTTGGCGTTGCTTCCACTGCAGCTGAACAACTTTTCTTCCATAGTGTTGGCACAGGAGTAACTCATTCATTAACAACTCAAGATATTCAATTAACTGGTATATTAGAGAAAGTTGTTGTTACTGCAACTGCTACCACTGCTCATGGTCTTGGAGTTGGTGACACAGTATTTTTAGATGTATTGCCTGGAGTCACCACTTCATATACTGTCAAGTATAATGATTACAATAGAAAGACCACAGTAGGACTGGCAACTTTCTTACAAGGAGATGTTAATACAACTAATAATACTATTAGTATTACTAACCACGGACTTAATACTGGTGATCAAGTCATATATGAATCAACTAGTGTAGTATCTGGTTTAGATGATAACGCATCTTATTTTGTAATTAAAGATAGTGCAGATAAATTAAGATTAGCATCAAACTCTCATAATGCCAATATTCAATATCCATTAGCAGTTTCTTTAGCTTCTACTGGAGGAGCAGTAACACATTCTCTTCTTCCTATTAACCCTCTTATTGAAGTTACTAGAGGTCAAAAATTAGAACTTAATGTTGCAGATAGTTCTTTAGGAAATGTTTCGGGAGGTACGACTTTCTCAGCATTCTCAGTTAATTTCTATAGAGACCAAGATTTTAAGCATGAGTTTCTTACAGAGACACCTGATCAATTTGATGTTACTAGTGATGGAAGTGTTGGTATAGATGGTGGAAAAGTATTCTTACAAACTAATGATAAGACTCCTGAGATACTTTATTACAACTTAACTCCTGTTAATCCTGATAGAATTACGACAGTTCAATCTGAAATTGCTGTTGACAAAACTGTCAACAACTACAATACTATCAAGTTGGAGGATTCTTTATATGATGGTAACTTTAAGATATCATCTATTGGATCAACAACGTTTAGTTTTAATGTTCCAAGCGAACCAGAAAAATCTAGCTATACAGATGTATCTGCTCGTTTATCATATGAAACTTCTTCTGCTGGTGCTTTAGGGCCTATAGCAGATGTTAGGATAACAAATCAAGGATATGGTTATAATAGTATTCCTGGTATTTCTACTGTAAGCAGATCATATACAGGAACTGCTGCTACAACATATGGTAATGGTTGTATTTTAAGAGTAGAGAGTAATTCAATTGGTAGAGTACAAACAACTCATATTACTAATCCTGGATATGAATTCCCATATGATCAGACTTTACGTCCAACTGGAGCATTACCAAGTCTCTTTAAGATTGATAGATTTAGATCTTTAGATCATGTTGGTATTACTTCTGGTGGACATAATTATTCTACTCCACCCAAGTTGATTGTTAAAGATAGAGTTAGTGGATTAATTTTAGATGAATGTGATATTACTACTAAAGTAACTGGATCAGTTGGTGTCTCTAGTGCTACAATCAACAAGAATACTAAGAGACTTCAAGATCCCAATCCAACTATAATACCTATTCATAACTCTAATGGAGTTGGTATCGAAACTGTTGGATTTACAACCACTTCTGCAACAGTAGAACTTACTCTTGATACTGATTTTTCTGTTGGTCAAGATTTCCCATTTGCAATTGGAGATAAGGTTCTAGTTGAAGGTGTTGGTATCGCTACTACTGGATTTGGATATAATTCTAGTGAGTATGATTATAACCTCTTTACTCTTAATTCTATTACACCAAATTTAGGTGGTGCTAATCCTAAAGTTACTTTTATTCTAGAAAATGATAATCCTGGTGAATATGATCCAGATGCATCTGCTGGTAGGATAATACCAGAAAAACATTTTCCTGGTTTTGAACCAGTAACCAGAAAGGGTGATTTTAATATTAAAGAAAAAATTACTCAAGAAACTCTTACTGGAACTAAGACTGGTACTGTTATTGGGTGGAATAAAAATAATAATACATTAAGAGTTTCTACTGGTGATGTATTTGAAGAAGGAAAGCAAATTGAAGGTAATTCATCTAACCAAGTTGGATTTGTTCAATCAATAGAATCTTTCGATTCAACTTTTAATGTAGGCCCTCTTGTAGAGCAAAGACAGGGAAATCAAAATATAACTGGGTTCTTAAATGATTCAAGACAAAGAATTCCAGACAATGATTACTATCAATCATTCTCATACGCAATTAAGTCTCCAGTTCAGTTTGATACTTGGAAAGATGTAGTTGGTGAAATAACACATACTAGTGGATTCAAAAAATTCTCTGATATGGAGATTGAATCTTTTGACGGTAGACCTAATAATGCAGATGAACAAGGTGTGGGTGTTTATGGACAAGGTGGAAAAGGATTCCCAGATCCTGGTAGAGGATCTGCCTCCGCATCTGTTGGTATTCAAACCATAGATGTTAAGGTTGATTTGTCATCAGTAACTGATGTTGGTACTCAGCTAGATTTTGATTTAGCAACTGAATTAAGTGTTGAAGTTGCTGGTATAAGCAGTGCAAATCAGATAACTCTTTCCAAAGAGATTGTTCTAGAGAATAATATTCTTACTGATTATGAGGAAGCAAGAACTAACAGGGTTATATCGATTGATGATATTGGAGATCTATTCTCTAGTACTCCTCGAACAGATCCATTTGAGAAGTTTGATTTTGTAAACAAAGATACCTTCTCTGCCCACAGATACTTCTATCATATAAAAGACACAAGATTCACTGGTGAGACTCAAACTGGATTCTTCAATATTGTCCAAGATGGTACATTTGCGTATATTAATCAGTATAGCATTGATAGCTCTGGTTTCTTAGGACATTTTGATTATGTCTTTAGTGGTGCTTTTGCTAATGTCAATTTCTTCCCAACTAAGTTTGAATTAAACAATTATGTTATAGATTTCATTTCTGTTGACTTTAACAGAATGACTGGTGTTGGAACTGGTGCTGTCACTGGAATTGGATCAACATCCATAGGAGATTTAGTTACAGTCACTGGATTTACTACAACCACTGCTATTGGAGCAGCAAGTAGTATCCTTGGTATTAGTTCTACTAACTCTGCTGGTAACAAAGTATTAGTTGAAGTTGTACAAACTACTGCTGGTATTTCCACTCATCAGTTTGCAGAAATTAATATTGTTCATGATAGAACTGGTAATGATTCAGGAACAGGATTTGTTGACTATGGATCCTTCTGTAGTGGTGGATTTATAGGAACATTTGGAGTTGAAACAAATGGTTTAACTAATTTGAATTTCTATCCAAATGCTGGTATTAATACCACGTGTGCTGTTAAGATTGTGGATTATGAATTCAATTCTAATGCTACTGGAGTTGGTTCCACAACACTAATAGAAGGAATGATGGAATCATTCTATACTGAAATTTCTTCTTCTGCAACACCTGGTGAAAATAAAATTTGTGGATTTACAAGTACAGAGTATGAAGGTGCTCATTTTATAATAAACGTTGAAGATACTACCAATACCAAGGCATCTGTCAGAGAGATGCTTGTTTCTCAATCAAGTGATGGTATTGTAGCTCAAACTTATTCTGCAGAGTATGGTGAAGTTCTTTCTTATGACGATGATGGAGATGGATTAGATGTTGGATTAGGAACTGTTGGCACTGGATATTCTGGTGGTGATTTCTGTGTATTCTTTACACCAAATGAAAATATAGCAACTAAGGTAAGAGTATTTGGACAAACAGTTGAAAACCAAAGATCTGGTGGTATTTCTACTCTTGGAATAGGAGATGGTAATTCAGTTGGTCAATTCCGTGCTGGAGAAGGTACTTATAGTGGTACTCTTTCTGTTGTTAAACGCAACTTTAATCTTACTCATAGAAACAGACCAATCTTTAGAAAGGTTTGGGATCCTGAGATTGATACTTCAGTTGTTAGTATTGATGCAAATACAATCCAATTAGCAGATCATTTCTTAGTTACTGGTGAGAAACTTACATACGCTTATGATGGAAATGGTATTTCTACATCAGGTGGTGTAATTGGAACAACTGTTTTTGCTGTTAAAGTTAGTGAAGATCTAATCAGATTAGCACCTACTGCATCTGACGCTCTTGCAACACCTCCAACAGTTCTTGGATTTACTACAGTTGGAACTGGTAATAGTCACTCTATTACATCTCACAAGCAAGACACTAAATGTTTGATTGCTCTTGATAATAATATTCAATCACCAATCGTTTCTACTGGTGTTACCGTTGGATTGGTAAGCACTATGAATGCTTCTCAAGTTAATGCTCAGATAACGGGTATTGCTTCAATGATTGGTGGTGATATTATAAAAATTGATGATGAGTATATGAGAGTTAAATCTACTGGTTTTGCTGGTATTGCTAATCAATTATTATTAGATAGAGGTTGGTTAGGTAGTACCCTTGGAGTTCATACTGCTCCTGCTATTGTCACTAAGTTTGATGGAAACTATACCATATTAGGTAACTCACTTAATTTTGTTGAACCTCCTTATGGTGAAGAAGGTTTTGCTGGATTACAAACACGTTCTACTTTCCAAGGGAGATCCTTTATTAGAACTGCAGAGTCTGACGATAGTGAAGCTTATGAAGATAATATCTTATTTGATTCTATATCAAAAGACTTTACTGGTATTGCGAAGACATTTACTTTAACAAGTAATGCAGCAAATGTTACTGGATTCTCTACAAATAATGGAGTATTCTTATTGAATGAGATTTTCCAAGGTCCAGATGTTGACTATAACTTAACAGAAGATACCAGTGGAATTTCTTCTATAACATTTACTGGCACGGCCTCATCTGTAACATCAGACTTAAATGTGGGTACTCTACCTAGAGGTGGTATTCTTGTTAATGTTGGGTCATCAGAAGGAATGGGATATCAACCATTAATCTCTGCTGGTGGTACTGCTGTAATTTCTGGATTAGGAACTATTGAGTCAATATCTATTGGTAATAGTGGTAGTGGTTATAGGATCGGTATTCAAACAGTATTTGTTGGTGTAGGAACTTCAGGTTCTACTGGATATCCAAATATTGTTTCAATTGGTACTGCTGTTGTCGAAGATGGATACGTGGTAAGTATTGGAGTTACAAATGGTGTGGCTTCTGGATATACATTTACTAATCCACCTAAAGTCTTTATTGATGAACCCACAGGATATGAGAATATTCCATTAGTTGCTGCTGGTGGTTCTACTACAAGTGGAGTTGATGCAACTGTTGATATCACTGTTGGTTTAGGTAATAGCGTAACTAACTTTACTATTGTCAATACTGGACGTAACTATGCTGTTGGTGATGTATTGACAGTTCCTGCTAATACTGCAAACTTTGCTGGTATTCCAACAACTGGTACACCTGCAAACTTTAAGGACTTCCAGATTATTGTTGAATCAGTTCATGATGATAGTTTCTCTGCTTGGACATTTGGAGAATTAGAAGTTCTTGATAACTTTAGTCCATTCTTTGATGGAGTGAAAAAATCCTTCACAATCAGAAAAGCAGGAGTTCCTGTTTCACTTAGATCTGCTAAAGGATCTCCAATTAGAATTCAAGATAACTTATTAATCTTTATCAATGATATTCTTCAAGATCCTGGAGTTTCTTATGAGTTTAAAGGTGGTAGTGTTATTGATTTCCTCGAAGCACCTAAAGCAGGTGATACACTAAAAGTATATTACTTTAAGGGATCTGCCGAGGACTCTGTATTCGTTGATATTGTTGAAACTATCAAGAAAGGTGATAAGGTTCGTCTTCGTGATGAAGCCACTAGATCTGAAACTTTTGGATTAGATCAAAACGAACGTATTGTTAGTGGTATTCAAACTTCTGATAAGTTTAGTACAATCCAATATTTTGGTCCTGGTATTACTACTAATACTGCTATGGAACGTCCTTTGACTTGGATTAAGCAGAAGGATGATATTGTTGTTGATGGTGTATATGTTTCTAAAGCAAGAATAATTAACGAGTCTGCGATTACTCCTTCTACTAGAATTATTAGTAATGTTGGTGTGGGATCAACAACAATCTACGTTGAAAGTCTACGTCCACTATTTGATGATAATGAAGAGGGATATACAGCTTCTGAATTAGATTTGATTATTGTTGATGAAGATGGACCTAAGATTGCAGCTGCAGCAACTGCTATTGTTTCTGATACTGGTACTATCAGTTTAGATTTAACGAATGCAGGTATGGGGTATACTCAAGCACCTACAGTCTCTATTAGCACATACTTTGGTGTAAGCACACTTGCTACCGCATCTGCCACAGTCAGTGCTGCTGGAACAGTCAACACATTGACTGTTGATGAAGTTGGTGCTGGATATACAAATACGATTACTCCATTGGTTCTAATTGGAGAACCAACTGGTGTTGCTGATACATTAGGAACTCCTACTGTACAAGGAGACTTTGGATTTATTTCTGGTATTGCTGCTACTACTGTAGGTGTTGCATCTACAGGATTAGTGTTTGATCTATATGTAAATGAATTATTCAGAGATACAACCAGAGTTGGATCTGCGGTGACATTATCTGCAATAACAGCAGGAGATATCTTTATGGTACACAATTCAAATACTGGTATTGGATTAACATCTTATGGCACAGGAACTGGAATTGGTACTATTGGTATTGGATCCACCTTTATAGATAACATATATGAAGCAATGTCTGTTTCATATAGTGAAAATTTTGTAGTTGGAGTTGGTACAACTGGGGTTCAAAGAGTCACAGTTAGTGTATCTTCTACAGAGAGTGTTACTACTGGAATTAATAGTTACTTTGGTAATTATACTTTCGGTAAATTATCTAATGTTACTAGAGATAGTGACCCACATGCGTTCAGTATTGTTACTGATGATGGTATTACTGGACTATCAACTGCTCCTGTAATTCGCAGAATTAAAAACATCAAACGTTCTTACTAAATAAAGAAAAAAAGTCTAAGTAAATGTCTGCTATTATAACAGATCAACTAAGGGTCTTGAATGCCGCTAATTTTGCAGCAGGCATTAAGACGACTACGAATAGTTATTATAGTTTTATTAATCTGCCGAACGCAACTGATGTTCAGTCAGATTGGGATACTAATACTCCTGATCCTAAAGATTCTTTTCAACAAGAGGATAGATATTGGGATACTATGATTGCGTTGAAAAAAATAAATGCGGGAGATGTAAAAAGAGTTGTAAGAAAGCTACAATGGACATCTGGTACAACATACGATTATTATAGAGACGATTATAGTAGATCCAATACTGCTGCACAGACTGGAGCATCAAACTTATATGGTGCCAATTACTATGTGATGAATAGTGATTTCAGAGTTTATATTTGTATTGCTAATGGTTTTGATCCAGATAACTTATTAGGTAAACCCTCTCTTGATGAACCTCTTCACACAGATTTGGAACCAAAAGCTGCTGGTACTAGTGGTGATGGTTATCTTTGGAAGTATCTCTATACTATTAACCCTGGAGATCTTGTTAAATTTGAATCAACTAATTTCATCCCAGTTCCTGATGATTGGACAACAACCTCTAATGCAAACATTACTGCAGTAAGAGGTAATGCAGCTCTTAGTGGAAACCAATTAAAAAATATTGTTATTACTAACAGAGGTGCTGGTTATGGTAATGCTGCTACCTATACCAATGTTCCTGTTAATGGTAATGGAAATAATGCTAAGTGCTCCGTAACAGTTAACTCTTCTGGACAGGTATCTGCTATTAGTGTAACTCAAGGTGGTGATGGATACACTTATGGCACAGTTGATTTAGAAGCAGGTGGTATCACAAACACCTCTGGTAGTACTGATGCTGTGTTTAATGTTATCATTCCCCCACAAGGAGGACATGGTGCGGATATCTATCGTGAATTAGGAGCAACTAGAGTTTTAGTTTATTCTAGGATTGAGAATGATGACTCAAACCCAGATTTTGTTACTGGTAATCAATTTGCAAGAGTTGGTCTTGTAAAAGATCCAGAAGAAAATGCCTCCTCTACAGTTATAAGTGCAACTCAAGCGAGTGCTGTCTATGCTCTGAGATTAACTGGTGCTGGTGTTACTGCAGCATCGTTTACTGCAGACTCTAGAATTCGCCAAACAGTTGGTGTAGGATCTACTGCTGTTGGTCAGGTTGTTGCTTGGGATGCAACAACAAGAGTTTTAAAATATTGGCAATCCAGTGCTCTTGCTGGATTTACTACAGCTGGCATAGCAAAAACTAATCCAGAATTTGGATTTGAATTGCATGAATTTTCATCTACTGTAGCAACAGGTGGAACCACTATCATCAGTGGTGGATCTGTTGATTTGAATATTGATCTAGACTATAGCGGTATTACCACTGTAATAAATAATAAGACGTATAACCTTGGACAAACCTTTTCAGAAGGGGTTGCTCCACCAGAAGTTAAGAAATACTCTGGAGAAATTATATACGTTGATAATAGGGCATCTATCACTAGATCCACTAACCAAAAGGAAGACATCAAAATCATCGTCGAGTTTTAAAACATGTCACAGGAAACGAATCTAAACGTTAGTCCATATTTTGACGACTTTGATGCGGCTAATGATTTTCATAAAGTATTATTTAAACCTGGTTTCCCAATTCAGGCAAGGGAGTTAACTACATTACAATCTATTCTACAGAATCAGATTGAGAAGTTTGGAGATCATACTTTTAGAGAAGGATCTAAGGTAATACCTGG